GCTGACAACAAAGTTGTGAGATACTAGCCCTATGGTCTTTTATAACTCCTCATTCAGTTCCTTCGGCAACAGTTACGGAATAGATGGCATTCGCATGCTTCCCGCAGATCGCCAACCCTGCCCCGTATGCGGGCACCCCACAGGAGACTGTGCCGCGTCCGAAACAGATGGACCAGTAAGAATCATCGGCTTTGAAACAGACCTACAAGGCAACGAAGTCCCGCTTCACTATGTTGAAGAAGAAATTTGGGAAGAAAGACAAATAACGCCATACACCAAGGCTCGCGTTCTGATATACAAGCGTGGGGACAAAATCACGCTAAGCGAAGCAAAAAGATTAGGTCTAAAGTAGACACTTTCCGTATTTTTTCCTGAAGTACAATCTTACTTCTACCCAAAACGGACCAAGGAAAAATCATGGCAAGAATCACAGACGAACACAAACAAAAGTACCAATCCATCACACCCCCATGGGGCTTCAACGGAATGGGAGAAATCGTTTTCCTACGCACATACAGTCGCAAGAAAGAAAACGGAGACACCGAAACACTCCCCGACACACTACAACGCATCATCAACGGGGCTATTGAAATCGGAGTTGACTACACACAAGAAGAAGCAGAACGCCTCTTTGACCACATGTTCAACCTTCGTTGCTCATTCTCAGGTCGCTCACTATGGCAACTCGGAACAACACTCACACAAGAGTTCTCAGGCACAAGCCTCAACAACTGCTACTTCACCAACATTGAAAAGATTGAAGACTTTGAACTTCTCTTTGATTACCTCATGCTTGGTGGCGGAGTTGGTTTCTCAGTTGAACGCTCAAAGATTCACGATCTACCCAAAGTCAAGGGTGGAGTCGCCATTACTCACGAGCGAACCAACGATGCAGATATCATCGTCCCAGACAGTCGTCAAGGATGGCGTCGCCTACTTCATTCAGTTTTGAAATCGTACTTTGAAACAGGTCGTTCATTCACCTACTCAACGATCCTCGTCCGCGAGTACGGAGCCCCGTTAAAGAAGTTCGGCGGAACAGCATCAGGCCCAGGCGCACTCATTGATGGCATCTCGGACATTTGTAAAGTTCTTGAAAACCGTGTTGGCAAAAAACTTCGCTCTATTGATGTTCTGGACATCTGCAACATCATTGGTCGCATTGTTGTTTCGGGTTCATCGCGTCGTTCAGCACAGATTGCCATTGGTGACCCTGACGATGTTTTGTTCCTTCGTGCAAAGAACTGGGGTTCAGGTAATGTTCCCGCTTGGAGAGCGAACAGCAACAACAGCATCTACGCAGATGGTTACGACGAGATCGCTTCAGAACTTTGGAAAGGTTACGACGGAACTGGTGAACCTTATGGTTTAGTCAACCGCAAACTTGCTCGCAAGGTAGGACGACTCGGGGCTAACAAGTCGGACAGCACCATCGAGGGCTACAACCCTTGCGCCGAGATCGCTCTTGGTGACGGAGAGTCATGTAACCTCGCAACCATTTTCCTTCCGAACATTGATTCACTTGAACAGTTCACTGACATCTCGTATCTTCTTTACAAGACGCAGAAGCGCATCACTCGCATGAACTACCCATATGAGAAGACAACAAAGATTGTTCAGAAGAATGCTCGTCTTGGTCAGTCGGTTACGGGTATTCTTCAGTGCCCCGCTGAAAAGATTGCTTGGTTGTCTGATGCTTATATAGCGTTGGAAAGCCTTGATGCCGTCTATTCAAAGGATAATGGGCTTCCTGTTTCTGTTCGTTTGACTACTGTTCAGCCTTCAGGGACTCTTTCGCTTCTTCCTGGTGTAACTCCTGGTATTCACCCAGCATTTGCTCGCTACTACATTCGTCGTGTTCGTTTCGGTTCTTCTGACCCGTTGGTTGATGCGTGTCGCAAGCGGGGCTACAAGGTGCAGTACGACGTCGGTATTGACGGCAGAGAAGATCACACTCGTTTTGTTGTTGAGTTCCCGTGCGAGTCACCTGAGGGTTCTGTTCTTGCTAAGGATATGACTGCTGTTGCTCAGTTGGAATGGGTGAAGAAGATGCAGACCGAGTGGGCAGACAATGCTGTTTCGGTGACTGTGTATTATCGCAAGGAAGAACTTGCTGAAATCAAAGAATGGTTGTCAAAGAACTACGATGATTCAGTGAAGTCAGTTTCTTTCCTTCTACACACTGACCACAACTTCCCACTTCCCCCGTATGAGGAATGCACTAAGGAAATGTATGAGAAGACTTTGAATAAGATCGACTTCTCAGTCCCGTTGCATCGTCCTGCGTTTGAGGGCTTAGTTGAGTTGGATGACTGCGCTACTGGAGCCTGCCCAATAAAATAACAATAAAAACTTGACGCTGGTGCCGATGGGCGGTAGTATGTATGTATGGAAACAGACATCATTACTACCCTCATCGGTGCTCGTGCAGAGTGGGTAGGCAAAGCAGCCTGCAAGGGCTTAGACCCCGAATTGTTTTATCCCGAGCCAGGCGGAGCCACGAAGCACATCAAGAAAATATGTCTTGCTTGTCCTGTTTCTTTAGAGTGTCTCCAATATGCCATTGGCAATAACGAGAAACATGGAATTTGGGGAGCAACAAGCGTAGCAAAGCGACGCAATGGAAGTATCGCCATCGCCAATCTTAAAAGACAACTCGCCGAAATAGAAGCAATGAAACTCAGTCCTGCGAATCGCAGAATCAAACTACGCAAAATTCGTAGTGCTAGCCTTTAATTCTGGCGTTACATCGTAGACAGAATTCAGCCCAAGGATAATAGCGACGCATATTTGTAGGGTGTGAGCAGTCAAGGATGTCTGTCACTCGTTCGTTGATCACATCGCGGATAAACTGAGCAAGACTCTTTCCTTCTTTGTTAGCCGCAGCCTTCCATCGTTCGCGGTCATTATGATTTGCGCGCACGATAATCTGTGCGACAGCGGGACCGTCATCGTCGCTAATACTCGCACTAATGGTCGTATCCATAGTCTCTGCAAGTTTGTCTACCGCTGCCTGAATATTGTTCTCTTCACTCATGATGCATCTGCCTCCACTCCTGACTCTAGCGCAAATACCTCTACTGCGTCAGTAACTGTTGTTTCGCCGAGTAGTTGGTCAATCATCTCTTGTGAGATAACACCAGAGCGACCCATAACCTCCAGCAAGCCCCGTGCCTCTGCTTCTGGGTTGAACTGGCTTAGAGGTCTCGCTTCGGTCTCACCGACGATTGTGGACTTGATGGCGTCTCTTTGGGTGACGTCCATTTGGATGTTGACATTGTTTTGTTCCATGCCAAGGAGTTGTGAGCGTTGCTTCATGATGGAAAGAACTGTCTGGACAGCCTTCATGTCTGGCTCTACCTGTATCTCAGTCCCGTCATCCGTTCTGATCTTGCGGTGTTGAGTCATTGGCCAGAGTGCTGACTGGAGTGCGTCTAGGCGTTCTAGTTCTAGTCGCAAAACTTCTGGGTAAGCCATTAAAGTTTCACGGTTTAGTTTTTCTAGTTGACGCTGAATAGCCTTTTGTACTACACTAACACTAACGCCAAACCTTTTAGCGATATCAGAAGTAGCGACACCAGCCTGACGCATCTTAAAAATACGAGAATCCCTCTCAGCGAGAAACTCTCTTGTCATCACTTTTCCGCCTTCACTCATGAGGGCACCTACCTTAACGGTTCTTTAAAGGTCAAAGTCTCAAAAGGAAACTTTACTCCTCGCTTCATTTTTAGAGGCCAATGTCTCTCATCTCGTTCTCCACGGAAATGCTTTACATCGTAGACATATTCTCCCATAGAAGTGGGGTCTTGCTGTAAAGATATACCAAATTCTGGCCAACGAGACCAAACAGCCGAACCAAACGGACGCAGATTACGGGACGTCTGGGACTCCCCAAGCGGAGCATGATGCTCCAACCACAAGGCACAACCATAAACAGAACGCAAAGTATCAAGATATTTGACTACCTCAATAGCAACGGCTTCCGAAGTTCTATTACCTGGATCAATAAATGACTTATATAAAGGACCCATGATCAAGAGTTCTGGTTTCGCCCTATCAAGATATGACTCAAGTAAGAGACGATCAGTTGGTGAAAGAAGATTAAGACCGTCTGGCTTAATGACTATTTGAGCCAAAGACTTCTTCGCATACCCATACGACAACGCAGCCCCGAAGATGCTCCGTGACGAGCGACGAATGATTCTCTCAGGGTTCTCAAGGTCAATGGTCAAAGTCCTGATCGGATTCATTCTTTGAAAAGTAAAAGGCTGAACACCAAGAGAGGTCAAGATCGCAACCTGACGAGCAAGCATCGTCTTACCAACGCCCTCAGCAGCAACAACAATGACTCGCTCCCTACGCTCTAAAAGATTAGGGATCACCCAATCATAAGCATCATCACTCGCTTCTTCAATGAAAGACTGCCAATCAACCATACGACCAGGATTGATCGGGGCATCGGAGCCAGCGGCAGAGATCAAAAGACCAGCACGATTAATGATTGCGTTAGCAGACATCCCCTCTTTGGTAAGAAGAGTACGTAAACGCTCAACAGTTTCTTCTGTTTTTGTTAAAGGTCGTTCGTCTACTGCGTCTGTAGTTTGTGGTGGCTCTACTTCTTCTTCGTATTCTGCTTCTGGGGTTTGCTCTAAGGGGATGTGGTCAATGTCTTCAGGTACGAGAACTTCCAATTCCATTGTGTCCCCACCAGCAAGAAGAAAGTCCGTGATGTCTTTTTCTCTAGGGCACACCCACGCCTGAACATCGCAACCAACCTCGGCAAGTGATTTCTTT